AAAATAAGTGAGCTTAATTATTGAGGATGGTTCGCAAGTAGTAAACGCAAATAGTTTTGTTACTGATGCGGAATATGCAGCGTACGCCACATTGAAAGGTTTTACCGTTGGCGCTACTGCTGAATTGCGAGAGATAGAATTATTACGTTCTGTGGATTACATAGAAGGTCTTGAGCAATCAATGCAAGGTACTCGAGCGAGTTCAACACAAGGTCTTTCGTTTCCACGTTATAATATTTCATTATACGGTTATTTGTTGGCGTCTGATAAAATACCTAAAGAGCTAAAAGACGCGCAATGTGAGGCGGCTATCTATGCCCATACTGGTGACTTATTAATTAGCGGCGAAGAATCGAACGTTTCAAGTTTTAGTGTTGATGGTGCAATATCTGAGTCATATTTCAAAGGCGGCTCAAGTACGCGTGTTAGATTGGATAGGGTCAGAGCTAAGATAACACCACTTCTTAATGATTCAACTAAATTAGTCAGAACATGAGTTCCTCAGACATACAATCCAAGGTAAAGAAGCTACTAGCCAAGGCGGTTGTAAAAACTGGATCGACTTCTGTAGATAAAGTTTACCTTGTTGTAATGAGTGGGGGAAATAGTGATCCTATTAATCCCATAGCTCCTGTTGAAACTGATGTTGAATTGGTGAATGCTATATTTACCAATTACGATATTAATTTATTAGGTGCGAATATTCAAGCTGGTGATAGGTCATTAACCACAGACAACACACAACCAATAGAAGTTGGGGCAACTATCAAACAAGGTGGCGTTAAATATATCGCTATCACCGTTAATACAATAGCGCCAACATCTAATGTTTTACTATACAAGACACAATTAAGGGTCAAATAATGGCGCTTATAGGTTTGGGCAATGTAAAACGCGCTTTAAATAGCATCCCTGTTCAAGCGAACAAAGATGTAAAAGATATTTATATTGTTGGATTAAAAGAGATTATAAAAGAAACTCCAGTTGATAATGGTCGAGCTATTAATAACTGGTTCTTGTCTGTTGGGGCGCCAAGTAGTGAAATCACAACAAGCACTAACGGTGTAGGTAGTTTTGCTGAGTTAGGAAAATTACCACCTAGCGTTATTGGCAGGAAAATATATTTTACTAACAACTTACCGTATATTAATATGCTAGAATATGGCGGATATAGTCAGCCCGGTACAGATAAAACGTCAGGTGGTTATAGTATAAAAGCCGCCAAAGGTTGGGTCAGAAAAGCGATAGGTAGGATGGCTAACAAGGTACGTAAAATATGAGTTATTTGGAAACAAAAAAAGTATTATTGACACAATTATTAACCGTGGTTGATCCTGACGATTTAGCACTTGAGAATAAAAAATTTGACCCATCAAATAAAGATATATGGTATGCGGCTTATTTTATACCCGTATCGAGTGATGCTTTAGGTAAAACTTATGCGTCAAGCGATGAACAACGCGGGATTTTTCAAGTTAGTGTTTTTATAAATGCTAACCGTTTTGATTATGACGATACGCAACTATTGGCAATTGATGACATATTGTCGGCATTCACGTATAATGTGAATCTAATGACAGTGGACATACTCAATTGCGAAGTAAATGGTGGTTCTGAATATGAGTCATGGTATCAACGAGACATTTCAATTAATTATTTAACATTTAGCACAAGGTAGAAAAATTATGTCAGGCGAAATTAACGGCACAGCAATCGTATTAAATAACACAACTGGCGCAATCGTTGGTCAAGGTGATTTTACGCACACATTCGGCGGTACTCCGATTGAAATTGGCAACAAGTCAAACGGCGACAACGTAACATATTTAGATGGCGAACTAGCAACAAAACAACACGTTTTTTCTGGTGAGTTAACATATAACAACGACACGCAATTTAGAAAAGTCCGTGCCGATGCGTTTGCGGGTACACAAGATACTTACACGTTAACTTATACAGGTTCTGGTGACACAACAGACGAATCATTTGAAGGTTTGTTTGTACCTACTGGTTTGAGTGATGCGTTACCACGTGGCGCGAAAGTAGCGACAACAATCTCTTTCAACTCAAGCGGCCCAGTTACTATTGTAGCGGCTGTTTAAATGATCAAGCTTTGTTATAAAAAATACGAGTGGGAGTTAACTAATAGCTCATCTAAGTATTTCTTTGATAAGACAGGGTTAAACTTACATGTAGTGCTTGCTGAATATATCACTACAAATATTAAAGACGCATCAAGCGGTGAGCAAAGCTTGCTATCTAAACTTGTTGCTCTCGGTAGTATTTATAGCATAGATGTTGTAAATCATGCTTTGTATTCAGTAATTAAAGACTGTAATGATAGTATTCCTTTTGAAGAAATAGTTGACGCAACGCATCGTGTAAGTTGGCAGCAATCAGATCGCGATGATGATATGAGTGAGCCGTACACAACTGTAATGCTTGATCTTGCTCTTGATTACAACGAGTATTTTAATAAAAACTTACCTGATATTAAAAAAAAAGTAATGGGTATTTAGGTTTTGTTGAAATAGCTAATAGTGAGCCGTTTAATTATTGGCTTTGGTATCGTGTGTGTGTAAAAGATAATAACATAGCGCCAAGTGAGTTTTGGCGAATGGGTTTAATCGACATGGTTAACCTTTTACATGACAAGACTAATACTAACACTGATGATTTAAGTGTGATGCTTAACTTTGAACGCATACAAAATGGAGCATCTAAACAGTGGCTACTGAAAGTTTAATAGTCGAGCTTAACGCTAGAACAGCAAAGCTTGACGCTAAATTAGATATAATAAACAAGCGTCTTGATGAGGTGTCTGTTGCTGCAAATGAATCAGATAAAAGCCTGTTAACATTATCTAAAACAGCGAAGGACGTTGGCAAAGGCATGCTAGCAGTAGGCACAGCTGCCGCTGCCGCTACTGCTGTGATACTGGCAACATCAAAGGTTGTAGCTGGCTATTCAAAAGAGATAAGGCTAGCATCTAACTTATCAGGTGTTGCTGTTGAAGAATTGCAATTAATGGCGCATGCCACCTCGTCTGTTGGTATCGGTATTGAAAAGCTCGGTGATATTTCAAAAGATACACGCGAGAAAATAGGTGACTTCCTAAATACTGGCGGCGGTGGTTTTATGGATTTTGTTGACGCTATGAAGTTAACAAAATCTGAGGCTCAAAATGTAGCTAATGAATTCGCTGTAATGTCTGGCCCACAAATACTACAAGAAATGGTAAAACGCATGGAGGCTGCGAATGTTTCAGCAGTCCAAATGTCTCACGCTCTTGAAGGTATGGCATCAGATACGACTAACTTAATACCGCTACTATCTGATAGCGGCAAAAAAATGACAGAGTTAAAACTCGCTGCGGCTAGTGTCACAATTCCATTAACTGATGATGATATTGATCTGTTTATCAGAATGGGAAAAAGCACAGATTTAGCCGCTGCATCATTAAAAAGTTTAAGTGAGCAAACATTAATAAGCCTTGGTGACTCTTTCATAGCTGTTACTGATACTATTGCGTATTTCTTTGCAACACTAAATCAAGGATCTGTAGCCCAAAAGCGAAGTAGATTATTTGATATAGATGAAGAGATAGCCGCGGCAAACGCTGAAATAGTGAAACTAGATAACTGGGTTAATAAACTCATATTTTCAGAAGAATCAAGAGCAGAAAAAAAGACAGTTCAAACCAATGCTATTAATGAATTACTAAAAGAGCAATGGACTTTAATGAATGAGATAAAAGTTATTGAAGATGGTGTAGTGCAACCAAAGACAAGTAACCTACTCAAACCAGAAATAACAGATCCAATAAACTCAACAAGCGTTACTGATATTGAATCAATAGCTGATAGGTTTAAAGATGAAGAGCAACTACTAGCTGATAAATTAAAGCGCGAGCTTGAAATGGTTGGTGAAAATAAAGAGCTTAGACTTGCTTTGGATGATGAATACTGGATGAATGTTGCAATATTAGATCAGAATGCTGAAGATAAAAGAACAGCACTATCTAAAAAATCACATTCAGAAGAAAGCAAAAGAGAGCTATTAAGAAGAAACTCATTACTATCAATTGCTTCATCATTAGCTGGCGGTAATGAAAAAATAGCTAAAGCGATATTCGTAGTGTCTAAAGGTTTGGCTGCTGCTGATGTTTTTGTTAACACACAAAGAGCATCAATGAGGGCGCTTGCAGATCTTGGGCCGATTGCTGGACCTCCTGTTGCAGCATCAATTCAAGCGTCTGGTCATTTGAGTATGGCGGCAATTGCTGCATCTACTATCGGGGGATTATCAAACAGTAGTGGCTCGTCTAGCTTATCAACCACAGACCCATCGCAGACAGCATTCCAACCTGAAACAACATCATTAGAATTATCCAACTCGTCTGAAAGTGGATCATCTGCGCAGACTATTAACTTCGGTACTGATAGCGGCGATGATTTAATTGATGCCATTGCTAACGCACTAAATAAAGCACAAATTGAAGGACGAGCATAATGGGTTTATCTATATCGACAAGTAATGTTTTGCTTGGTATTACGCCGACTATTACTAATGCGGGAATTGGCGAAGTGGTGGCGAATATATCAGACCCAGACCATTCTTTAAACTACACTTGTGGTACAAGTTCGGCGGCTTTTGAAGTTAGTTATGGCGCACAAACTAATATTAGTTATGTTGCTATATCTGGTCATACTGCCGCCACTCCTGCACAAGCTACTATTCAGTTATACGATGGCGCCGTGCTAATTGATAGTGTTGTTTTAATAAGAAATAACAATGTTATGTTTACATTCTCACAACAGAATTTCACAGACTTAAAAGTTAAATTTATTACTACGCCGAATACTTATCAAATGACTGTTAGTTATATTGCGGCAGGTC